GCAATCCAGATCTGGTGGTTAGGAACGGCGCGCAGTGCAGGCCGGGAAGCACCTACGTCTTCTTCCTTCAAGAACATGGACTCGTCGTAAACCAGGCAGTTAGACGTAAATCCACGACCCTGCTTGCCGTTACGAGACAAGAACTGAAGGATGCGCTCAGTTGACTTCTGAACCATAGTCCCGTTAGGCCCGAAGATAGTCGTTGGATTCTTTGGCTTCTGAACGATAATAGCTTCCTGGCCGTGGGTCATGTTCGGCCTCTTGGTCCACTTGGATAGGTCAGAGTTGCTGTCGATGATTTCCAGGCAGCGAAGGAAGTGCTTACGGGCAGTGGGGAACAGGTGGGCCGTGTGGCTTACTTCTCTCTCACCTAGCAGGAAAATCCCGGCCAGCTCGCGGACTTCCAGAATGGTGCCCTTTCCGTTCTGCCGTGGAACGATAATGCAGTTAGTAGTGGCTGCCCACCTACGGTTCGGCTTAACTCCCATAGCTTCAGTAAGATACCAGTCCTGCCAGTCGTCAAGCGTCCAGTAGTGGGCAGCCCAATCGAGTACTTCCTCAGCTACGTGGTTACCACAGCCGCCTCGGTAGTCGTCGTCCCTGCATACTCGGCAGCCGTCCTGCTTTTCCCGGTGCCTGGGAGGGGCGGTCCAGAAGGCAGGGCGCTGTGCTCCGACGAGGACTGCTCCTTGGGTTTCCATGCAGTCATTCTATGTCCTTGTCCTCCGAAGCCCGTATAAGCGTTACGACAGACGACTGAGCACTCTGTTCCCCGGGTGACGAGAGACAAGTCGAAAAAGCTACGGCACGAAATACAGAGCGCCCGGTGAACATTCGGGAACACATGATCCCTGAACCAGGGTTGTGAAGGCTGACAGCGCGCTATAATCTCCCGTGCGCTAAACCCCAGATCTGTAAGCTCATCGAACTCTTCCAGGTAGTCTTCCGGGTCATACACTGATGATTACCTTTCGCCGCTTCGGCATACGAGAAAAAGCAAGAACTATGGGGTCGCGCTCAACCGGGATAGCCCCGAACAGATGCGCAGTGAGAAGAGTCCAGCCTGCCCAGGTGATTACCCGACCACTAGGTGTTCTCGAAAAATCACGAAAGGATTCAGACAAGGTTGTTTCTCCCAGGAAGTCTGCGGCCAGGATAACCAGCCCCGTGGCAAGCCACCCTCGGGCACCCGGGCTAACTGGACATTTCATCAAAATCCCGTACCTTTCCTTTGCCGCCGCACGTGAAACACCGGACCTTGTATTCAGGGATCACTCCCCAGGCCCAATGGTTAACATGAGCAGGCACTGTCCACGTACTAGATTTTCCTTTGGCTACACAATCAGGACATTCCTTCCACTTCTTGAACCAGAACCTCATCCCCGCCTCCTCGGAATCAGTTCCTCGATCAGGCTGTCCCACGGACCCAGAACCTTGCTGAGCGTGTACAGCGGGATAACTCCTCCGTACTGGGAAGCGATGTTCGTAACACCAGCCTGGGCTGCTTCTTTAGCCGGAGACTTACGCGCCAGGTTGTACGCTACATCAGGATGTACCCGGATATCCGCTGCTAGGTTGGGGCACTGGCAGCCGGGGGCTCTTACCGCCGAGCGAACGATCTCTTCCGCCGTCCAGAAAACCATCAACCGCTCAGCTGCCTTGTTCACCTGGCCACCCAGCTTCCCGATCTTCTGATGCACCCTGATCATGTCGTTACCAGAGACTTCATCGTTGATAACGAAGTTAGGAGTGTAGCCCTTGATTTTCTTGCCCATTTCAGAAATCCCAATCGTCTAGGCCGGTCATCTTGGAGTTCATGCGCTTCTGGGCTTTAGCGGTAACATCGTCCTCAGGCTCAGGCGGGTACTCCATCTTGAGCTGAGCAATAGTCTGCCGTATCTCCTTGTGGAAGTTAGGCACGTCCCTAGGGTTAACCTCGTCATGGTCTAGCAGTCTCGCCAGGTGAATCATGGACTGCGCTAGTGCCGTGCCACCGGCTTCCGGAGGGAACTCCTTCAAAGACTCGGTAACGCTGGCTTCCATAGCACCCATGTCCGACGAATCCCGGGAAGACTCACGCAACAGGCCGTCGGCCTCACAAACGTAGTAGCCCTTGCGGACAGCCCACAACCTAGCACCCTCTTCAAACGGAGCCCCGCAAGAAGAACAGGTGCCTTTCCTGTTAGCATTGAACCAGGTCATGACGAAGGTGGCCTTCCTACCCGGGTGCTGTGCCTGCCGATCTGACCTGAACGAGGACCGCCGTGGTGGGGGAAAGACCTGCCAGAGCAGATGGACCGAAGGGCTACCTCAGACTTCCCGAACTCTTTCGACAGTTCAGCATAGCTGTAACCGATGGCCCGCATTCGCCGGATCTCCAGGACCTCAGCTTCAGTAGTAGGTTCCCTGATCGGAGTAATAGGACCCCCGATTTCTTTGTGCGTCTGACCGGTAACGATGAGGTGCACATTGGCCTGCGTGGTTTCGTACAGCCAGCTCAGGTACTTAAGCGTGGCCTTCCTACCACCGGTAGCCCGGAGCGTGCGCATCTCAATGATGTCGGCGTCGGTGAGAGGGGTGGAGCGGTATCCGGGATTAGGCATCAGACCCCCTGTCCTCATAAGCCGCCAGCGCCTCGCAGAGCACATCATCCAGCTCAATGGCCTGCGCAACAGACAAGTGCAGATCCGGGAATACGGGGTAACCCCGCTCATCGTACGGAGCCTTCACCACGATCTTGCCGGGAGGCTGGGGTGGTGCAGGTACATATTCCGCTGTGATCTTGTCAGGGCGAATCGGGTATCCGGTGCTCAAATCAATTGCCTCACTGCTAAGAGGGCCTAGGTACATACTCTACTTGCCGCTTCTGCTCTTGGGCAGCGGCTTCGACAGAACCTGCTCCAGAACTGCCCGGCATTCAGTCTTAATACCAGGGTCACTGGTGTTCTTCGCCGTCCAAACCAGGTGCTCGTACGCGGCATACCATTCCATGCTTCCCCGGGGCTGAGTAGCCATCCACTCCTTGGCCAGCCGGAACTTCTCTAGCTCATCGTTCATTCCCACCTGGTGCTCCCATCCTTAAGAACTGTCATGCCCGCATAGTCACCAGTCTGGATATAAAGCGGGGCGTACCAATTAACCAGGGTAGGCCAATCGTAAGTAGTCCATACAGCATTTTCCCAGCGCCAGCGGTGACCGTCGAACACCCAGCGATCGTTATTCTCGTCTAGCAAATAATCCCCCGCCCGGAATTCTACCGCAAGAGAAGGCTTGCACTTGTCTCCAGCACAACGATCAGACCTGGAACACGCCTTGTCGTGCTTGTCTTTCGGTGCCTCAGTCACGTGGCCGATCAGATCTTGGTTAGGGGCGTACTCCGGCAGAACTTCCTTAACACCCTTAGTGCTCAGCTTCACGGTGTCATTCGAATACGCCTTATTCTTCGCCAGGTTACGACGGGTCAGCAAAACAGCATTCACGTTCCAGACAACCGCAGCCGCATGGTCTTCGTCTTCCATCCCCAGCAGGAACTTCACCACATGGCGCATCAGGCAATCCTCATGCTTAGCCAGGGATTCCTCGGTGCTGGACTTCTCCCAGTTCCTCGGCCCGTACTTGACACCGCCCTTGTAGTACAGGTCAGCTACCCGGGTCATGAGCTGCTCCTCATACGGAACACCCTTGGGGAACATGAGCGTGAACTGGGGCTTGCCTTCAGACGTGTCGCGAACCATACCGTCCGGAGATTCGAACTTCTTACCAGAATCCTTGACTACGTACTTATCAGGGTGAGCCTCGCGATACTCTTCTTCCAGTTCATTCAAATACTCTTCCCTCGGGTTGCCGTACATCAGTCTTCCCTCCCCGACCACTTGTTGTACTCAGTCTTCCACGAAGAATCTCTAGCTGCCGGGTGCCTAACCATAGTAGCTAGTTTCTCTTCGGCATCAGACTGCATGTCCAGAATCCGCTGCTCCCGTAGCCGGTACTGCTGGAGATACCAGATCGCCTTGTCGAGATCCTCAATCTTCTTGACCGGGTTCTTCTTACCAGCACGGCTTATGTACTTCACCGCGTTGCCGGTGTAAAAATTTAGATCCCAGGCGTCGATCACCTTGATCGTCTCGTACGGGTTGTCTTCGCCACCGTAGTGTGCGGGGTGGTTAACGTTCTCGCTCACTTGTCCTCCAGGTGCTTCCGCACGCTCGCGGTCAGTTCATACGTGTCTGTTCCTTCATATAGAACAACGTTATGGAATCGACACTCTGCGTATAGGTCCGCCGTTCCATCGTCACACCACGAAGCGTAAACCTTGATGTCGTGCTCTGTCTCGCTCATGCCTGCCTCAACGTCGGGAACTTGAGACTTTATTCCGGGGTATGGATGTCGTGCCTGTTGACGCGCCGCAGGCGTCCGAACTTCTTCAGGTCCTTGAACTTGATGCGGTAGTTGTCGCCTTGCTGTGCGAACTTGTTAGGCTTGCACATAGGACAGCCCTTCCACCGGCGGTTACTGGTACGTGGCATGCTTCCTCAACTCAGGAACTTAGCCGCATCAACGGGATCGTAGCTAACCCGGAGGCGGTTCTGGCGGATCACCACATGATCCTTCGGTTCGGTCGGGACGTACTTGAGCCAGGTCACATGCACCCGGCCGTCCGAGTCAACCTTGCTGACCGTGCCCGTGTTCCCGTAGCCGTTGCGCGACGGATGAGACACCTGCTGTCCTGCCTTGAATGTACTCATGTGGACCAGGTGGGATTCGAACCCACGCTCTCCAGCCTTCCGACGTTGCGGCTTTCACTGGATCGATACCAAGGCTGGCCCGTGGCGGGTACCAGATTTGAACTGGTGTCTCGGCCTTATGAGAGCCGCAAGGGACCTAACTCCTCCAACCCGCTACGGACAGCCTACCATAGTGGTTCCTCAAGAACCAAGCGGCCCTTCCCTGGCCTTCACTTCCCCGGCAGGGGGCTTGTCGTCCTGGTACTCGTTCACTAGCCTGCGCATCCTGCGGGGATCACCAAAAGCCGCGTAGTAACGCCACGCGAGAGCATCGTTGGAGTGCCCGGACTCCTGACCGTGCCACACCTTCAGCTTGTGCTCGGCCTGGATTGTCTGGTGCCAGAGGTGCAATACCTGGTTGGAAGTCGTCCGGTGTTTACACCACAGCGTGTCTAGCGCTCGCATGAAAGCAACATCCTCGCCGCCCCAGCCGCTGAACCGGGGATCAGTGCCGCCTACGAGATCGAACGCCTGAACCGGCATCACCTGGATCATCGCGCCCCACCAGTGACCATGGGATGACTGCTCCGGGGTGTTGTCTATATCGGACGGGTTCGGCGGGTCAGGGATACGCACCGGGTGCGCGGGGTCAGAGGCCAGAATGTGCGCCGTGGTGGACTCGTTCAGCCGGTAGAAGTGCCGGTACGGGATGTACCAGAGGCGCTTGCCGAGCCTGCGATCCTTGCGGATGTTCCTGGCACAGTGCACCAGCACCTTAGCGTCCAGGTAGCAGTCAGCGTCGATCAGCGCGATAACATCTCCGGTAACCCTAGTACGCGCGTCGTTGAATGCCTGTGTCTTGCTAAATGGTATCTGAAGGCTGGTCCCGGTAATAATCTGCGCTTCAGGCAGGGCCGCTGCCCAGTACTTCAGCAGCCACTTGTACGCTGGCGTCCGGCTGCCGTCGTCGTCGCGGAACGGGATGAGCAGGCTAATGCCCTTGCCTCTGTCCTGCCTGCGCCTGAACCCCCGCATCACAGGTCACTCCCCTTGCTTCTCCCGTACGCCCGCAGGGCGTCCCAGATCTCGTGCTTACGGTCCTCCACGCGAAAGCGAGAGACCTCTGCTAGCTTACCTGGCTCGAACGGGGCTCCGATGGACTCGCTATAGTCCCGGTACTTGAACAGCCCGCCTTCGTATTTCCCGGCGCGCGGGTTCAGTTCGAACCTTCGAGGGATACCGAAAGCATCCGCAGTAATAAGCCCATGCAGTGAGCTGGTGACGATCTTCTTGCACCGCCCTATTTGCCGGACTACATCCAGCGGGTCGTCCCGCACGTCGATTACCCGGGTAGTCCACTTGTCGTTGTACCACTCAGGACGGTGAGCGAGGGAGTCGTCAGTCAAGTGTGGGACAATGCCGATATCCGTGTCCCGGGTGTGTACATAGACCATCTCGTCAGCCAGCAGGCCAGGGTCTCCTAGCGCGAAGTCGCCCGGTACTGCCTGCGCGGAGAGCGGCCCGCGAATAGCCCACACCCTGGCGGTAGCAGTGTGCAGGTGAAGGTAGCTGTCCTCGTAAAGGCGGCCTGCTCCGATTATGCTGCCGTCCCACAGCGGAGGCACATGCTCAAGGATTGACCCTGTAACTATTACGTCGGATCTGGATATCGTATCCCAGATAGCGGTTACCCCGGAATACCGCTTCAGTATGATGGGGGCTAGTGCGTCCCCGAAATTTGGCTGTCGCCACCAGTAGGCCCGGGTAGTTGTGCTCATGGTACCTAGCCTACCAAGTGACGGAAGAGATGTAAGATGTGAGCCGTGTCCTACGTACCTAAGTTCTGCGCATGCTGTGGCGACGAGATCGCTCAGTGTAATCAGTCAGGTTACTGCTCACGAACCGAGGATTGCAGGAACCAGCGTCAGCGAGAGACCAACCCTTACCGCAAGTCTACGCTGGCCAGGTATGTAGGGGACACGTGCAAAATATGCGGAGGTCCGATCACCTCATGGAACAAGACCGGATCGTGCTCGCGCACCCCCGAGTGCAAAAAGTACACCCATAAGGCGTTTCAGCTGAAGTACAAGCTGGAGTGCTTTAATGCTTACGGCGGTGCGAAGTGCGCATGCTGCGGGGAAACCCGACTGTACTTCCTAACTCTAGACCATGTGAACGGGGACGGGGCACTTGATCGGGCAGGAGGCCGGGACACGGGCATGAGCGGAAACAAGACTTACAATCGCCTTCGAAGTCTAGGCTATCCTGACCGTGAACGGTATCAAGTCCTCTGTTTCAACTGCAACTGTGCTAAAGGAGTCAACTCAGTATGCCCGTGCTCACTAGAACGAAAGGACGAAGACCCCGAGTGACGAGAGAGTCCTCTAGGCAGTGCTCGGCTATACTCGAACAAATATTCGAAAATTTGGCGGATTACCTTTGCGCAGTTTCAGATGAGCCCACCGAGGTTGGCGCAAGTTTTCCCAGGCCAACGGACAGTTTCGAACAGTTTAGCTAAGAAAAAATCCGAAACAAAAAGGTCCTCAAATCCGGGGGGTTCCTGGAAAC